AAAAACAGAAATTAAAGCTACCTCAAAAGGGTAGCTTTTTTAATATTGCAAAAACTCAAATCAAACTCAAATCAAACTAAATTGAAATAATGAATTAAGAGGTTTATTTTTGTTGCCTAAGATACTGATTAAACTGATTTGAACGAATAAGAATGGCCTATACACAGTTACAACTTGATAAACTCACGGATGCTATTGCATTGGGAGCTACTACTGTAAGGTATGGTGACAAAGAGATTGTCTACCGTTCTATTAAAGAAATGAAGCTGATTAAACAGGAAATGGAAGCTGATTTGGGAAAGAATGTAAAAACTGTCAATAGAAAATTTGCAGAATATGGCCGTGGATTCGAATAAAGTAAAATTAAATCTACTGGACAGAACTGTAGCCTGGATAAATCCACGTGAAGGAATGCGAAGACTTCAGGCTAGGCGAAGTTATGAAGCTGCACAATACGGTCGAAGAAATAAAAGTATGAAAGGTGCAACCTCCAATGGTCCAAATGTGGAGATTGGAGTTGCACTTCAGACATTGAGAAACAGAAGTAGGAGTTTTGTACGTAACAACGGTTGGGCAAAGAGAGCATTGGGCGTAATAATTACCAACACGGTAGGCGAAGGAATAAGACCGGCTCCAACAAGTGGAACCCGGAACCAGATAAAGAAAATTAAACAGGTTTGGAAACATTGGGCTGAAAGTACCGAATGCGATTGGGACGGAAATAATACTTTTTACGGATTACAGCAGTTGATCATGTCTGAAATTTCGGAAGGTGGAGATTGTCTGATTATCCGGAGACGTGTAAAACCTACCAGGTTTAATCCGATCCCCATTAAAATACAAGTATTAGAAGGAGATCAGCTGGATCACCAGAAAAACTTTATAAATGAAGAAGGATATTGCAGGTTAGGAGTGCAGTTCAATAAAGAAGGTTTAAAAACCGGATATTGGGTATGGAGTTCAAACCCAAATGATATGGCTGTTAACTGGACCGGTATTCAGTCCGAACTTATTTCAATTGATGACGTTCTGCAACCTTTTGAAGTATTACGGGCCGGACAAGTAAGAGGAGTTCCAAGTGGTGTTTCTGCTTTCATGAAAATGTCCGATTTCAGTGACTATGAAGATGCGCAACTCATGCGGCAAAAAGTAGCTGCAGCTTTTGCAGCTTTTGTAAAAAATCACGAGTTCAAAGTAGGAGAAGATACAGATTTAACTGAGCATATTGAACCGGGTATCATACAATACCTGCAACAAGAAGAAGAGATTATATTTTCAAATCCACCGGCAGCGGACGGTTATGGAGAATACTCAAAGAAAATTTTGCAGGGTATTGCAGCCGGATACGAGATAACATATGAAATGCTTACCATGGATTACAGCAACGTGAACTTCACAAGCGGTCGAATGGCAAAGATAGACGTTAGCGGACGTTTTAGGAAGCTTCAGTATAACTTAATGGTACCACAGGTTTGCGTTCCTATCTGGAGGTGGTTTATGGATTCATTAGTTATGGTTGGTTTGACAGGTGTTTATGTCGATTGTGATGCAAGTGACTGGACAGCTCCAAGAGTTCAGCAACTGGATCCTGTAAAAGAAACAAATGCACGAATCGCACAGATTTCAGCTGGGATAACTACCTGGAGTGAAATAGTACGGGAAGACGGACGCGACCCTGACGAGTTCTTAGAAGAAGTGAAATTAGAGCGTAAGAAAATGGCAGATGCCGGGATAAACTTTACGAGTGTCGTAATGGCACCTGTTGAAGCAAAGGTAAACGAGAATGTATAAAATATAACCAATAATTTTATTAATATGAATTTTGGAATTGCAATTGAAGCTTTAAAAGCTGGTAAAAGAGTTAGTAGACAGGGTTGGAATGGAAAAGTAATGTTTGTTTTTATGCAAGTTCCTTCGACTATCCATAAAGATATTGTACCAAAAATGCAATCTCTACCTGAATCAGTAAAAAAAGAATTTGTAAGAAGATTCAATGATACTTCTGAACAAATTGACGCTATTTATTATAACAACCAATTAGCAATTGTTGGTTTAAGTAATCTTATTTCAGGTTGGAATCCTTCAACTTCTGACGTATTATCTGAAGACTGGACAATTTTAGATTAATTATTATGCCAAAAACAAAGCAATTATTAATCGGTGTACAATACAGGGCACAAGCTCAGGTAGTACAAAACAGCTTTAATACAGAAGCCGGAACATTTGATATCACGTTTGCAACTGAAACTCCGGTACTCCGGTGTAATTGGGATGAAAACTATTCTGAAGTTTTGCTTTGTGATAAGAAAAATGTCCGTATGGGACGTGTAGATGCAGGTATTTCACTTCTTGACAGTCATCCGGATAGATTCAACCCTGTTGTAAAACCTGAAAATGTAATGGGTAAAATTTCAAATGTACGATTTGAAAATAAATCCATGGTCGGAACTGTCACTTTAGGAGCACAATGCAGCGATGCAACCCGTGCAGATTTAATAAGTGGAATTCTTGATACATTCTCTGTTGGTTATTCCATATATAAAGGAATCAGGGAAGAAGATACAGTTACCAATACAGTAACTTACAAAATGACAGACTGGGAGCCAAACCATGTTGCCATTGCGCCTATACCAGCGGACATAAACTCCACTATGCGGAGCAATGATACTAATCAAAATACTTTTTTCATTGAAAATAATTTAAAAAACGAAACAAACATGTTTAAAACCATTGAAGAAATCAGAGCCGGTGGTACTGCTGAAGATAAAAGCCGTATCGAAGCTATTGTAGGCATTTGCCGTTCGGCACAATTGGACGATGCTCGCGCTATGGAGCTTTTCAGCACTGAAAAGACACTTGACGCAATTCGTTCGGAAAATCCGGCAAAAACACCTGTAAATGTTGTGAATATCGAAGGAATCAGAAGCCAGGCTACAGCAGATCGCAGGATCCGTTTAGACTCTATTCTGAAAAGTACACGAGCTGCAGGAATGGAAGATTCCAGGGCCATTGATTTTTTCAATGGAGAAAACACAGTTGAAGAAATACGTCAATCTGTTATTGACGATTTTGTAAAAAGAGATCCTAAACCTGCACCTCATATTGGTGATACAGGAGCTGAAAAGAAAGTACGTGGTATTGAAAATGCTATGTTGCACCGTTCAAATCCTTCCATTTTCAAACTTGAAGAAGGTGGTAATGAATTCCGTGGAATGAGTTTACTGGAAATCGGAAAAGAGATTCTCGTTGGTCAAGGTGTGAATGTCCGTGGAAAAGATAAGCAAGAGATTGCTCAATTGATTATCATGGGCCAACAACGTGATATGTCAACTTCTGATTTCCCATTGATTCTTGAAAACGTGTTGAACAAATCGCTTCGTGCTGACTATCAACTTGCAGAAGAATACTGGGGAATGATTTCGCGTGAAACTTCCGTGAATGATTTCAAGGCAAAGGCCATGTATCAGATTGATTCTTCCAACGGTATGAAAAAGTTACCAGAAGGTGATGAAATCAAATATGGTAGCATGAAGGAAGCAAAACAAACTATTGCAGTGGAAACATTTGCAGAAGGTTTGATCTTGACCCGCAAAATGATTATCAATGACGACATGTCAGCATTCGAACGTATTCCACAGAAATTTGTTACGGATTGGGATTTGTTACGTGGTGATATGGTTTGGAACATGTTAACTGCCAATGTCAAAATGGACGACGGGAAAACATTATTCCATGCTGATCATGCCAATCTTTCAGGTTCCGGCTCAGCATTGAGCGAAGCTTCTTTAACTGCTGCAGTTCTTGCAATGAAAAAACAAACTGGAATTGCTGGAAAGACATTACGCGTTGTTCCTAAATTGCTGGTTGTATCTCCTGAAAATGAAATCACAGCCCGTAAATTACTGGCAGTTATCGCACCAACACAATCGTCAAGCGTAAACGTGTTTTCAACTATGAATATCACGTTAATTGTTGAACACCGGTTAAGTGGAAACGCTTGGTTCCTGGCTGCTGATCCTGCTGCCATTGACGGTCTGTATCATGCTTATTTGAGCGGTAACGGAGGTTTACGTGCTAATCGTGAAGATAATTTCAATACTCAAGGTATTAAATTCGCTGTTGCAGCTGAGTTTGGTGTCGCTGCTATTGATTATCGTGGGTG